TAGAAGGAATGCAAAGACAACCACAAAAACCAAAGAAAAAACAACAAGAATTTAAAAATCCAGAAGAAGAACAAGAAGCAGCAAAAAGACTAGAAAAGTTTAATCTAGAAAGACAAAAAAGAAGATTCATCAACTCCATTATCCAAGGTTCGTCTAAAAAAGCTTTATATTTATATCATTTAGTAAATGAGAAATTAGATGAAATAAATCCAGAACTAGTAAATCTCTATTCTTTAGTTATGTCAGTTAACGATTTAATGTACTGGATAATGCCTGATATGGATATGAGAATGGCAGCTGGAGGTGGTGAAGAATTAGGGGGTGGTAGAGAAGAGTTAGATTTAGAAACAGACCCACCTACTATTAAAGCTGAAGGGGCACTATTCCCAATATTAGTCCATGAATTGTATAAAGGTGTTATGGAGTATGTATCCGCTCACGGGTTACCATCAGACCCATCTACAGCTGAAGATGTTATAGGTATGGAAGATACTTTACCTGCTGAAGTTTGGGATTTAAGGTTAGGTCCTGTAATATGGGAAAAATTTAGAGATTCTTACCCACAAGAACTATTTGACTCACAAGATAGAAAAAGATTACAAAATTATTTTTATTATAGGTTTGTAAGTTTACCAGCAGAAGAATTTTTATCTTTAGCAAAAGAAATATTATCTGGTAGTGATAAAGGTAAAAATTTAGTTAAAAAAATGGTAGATGAAATTATCCAAGAACTAAAAAATGAAGATTACGAAGAAGCTACAGGTATAGACCAAAAAGATGATGATGATGATTTTGCTACAACAACCCTTAGTAGTATTGATGTACCCAAAGAACCTAGTGCACCATCATCAGAAGATTTTGATTTAGATACACTTTTGGATAAAATTTCTAAAAGAGGTATGGAGTCTCTTACACCAGAAGAATTAACATTTCTGAAAAGTTTCGGTAATTAAATATTGTCATATTATCCCTTTTTTTTCACTTAATCTTTTTAGATATTTATAGATATGAAAAAAGAAGAATTAATAGAGGAGTATGTAAAATGTCATAAAGACTCTGCTTATGCTATTAGAACCTATTTAGAAACTTACGACAATACCCAAAGTAAATATGTTCCGTTTATCTTATTTCCTGAACAGGAAATGATGTTAAAAAATTTTGAAAAGTATAATGAAAATATTACTAAAAAATATAGACAAGCGGGAGTGTCAACTGCCACCGCTGCTTGGATTTCTAAACAACTACAATTTGCGTCTACACAAAAACCCGAAAAAGTACTTATTTTAGCTAATAAATTAGACACTGCCCAAGAATTAGCAAATAAAATTAGACAATTTTTAAATCAATGGCCTGATTGGGTTAATGTTGGGTTTTCTAAAGAAAAAGATTCACAACGACACTATAAATTAAATAATGGTTGTGAGGTAAAAGCAGTTGCTACATCAGTAGACGCTCTAAGGGGGTATACACCAACAATACTAATATTTGATGAAGCGGCTTATATAGAAGCTGGTGACGATTTATGGGCAGCTTGTATGGCTTCACTTTCTACTGGTGGTCAAGTAATTGTTATATCTACACCTAATGGGTATGATAAAATTTATTATGAAATTTATGACCAGTCGATAAATAAGATAAACAATTTTAAAATTTCTGAATTACACTGGGAAAATGACCCTAGATTCACCAAAGATTTAGTTTGGGTTAAAACCAAAGATATAATTCATTATATGTTAAATAGAGAAGATTATAATGATGATTTAAATGTTATAGAAAAAAATCAAAAAGAATTTGAATTATTAAAAAGAAATGGTTATAAACCTTATTCTTCTTGGTTTGAATCTATGTGTAAAAAATTAAAGTTTGATAGGAGAAAGATATCACAGGAGTTGGAAAGTGCTTTTTTAGGTTCAGGAGATAATGTAATACCCATAGATACCATAGAAAATATTAAAGAGACAATGGTTGAGGAGCCAAAAGAAAAATATGCAAGTGGACAATTATGGGTATGGGAAGAACCAGTTAAAGACCATAAGTATATCATGGGTATAGACGTTTCAAGGGGGGATTCTGAAGATTTTACATCTATTATAATAATAGATTTTGATGAAAGAAAACAAGTTTTAGAGTATCTAGGAAAAATTCCACCAGATTTAGCCGCTGATATAGCTTATAAATGGGCAACTCTATACTCCGCCTATATTGTTATAGATATCACTGGAGGGATGGGGGTAGCTACTTCACGTAAATTACAAGAACTAGGATATAGAGATTTATATGTAGAGGGGGCGAATACAGCAGATAAATGGAAATATAACCCTAAGTTGGCGGAAAAAATACCAGGAATTAATTTTAATAATAAAAGAACACAGATAGTAGCAAGTTTTGAAGAAGCTTTAAGACACGGGTTTGAAATAAAGTCGCATCGATTATTAAATGAACTATATACTTTTGTTTACATAAATGGAAAACCAAATCACATGAAAGGTAAACATGATGATTTAATTATGGCCTTAGCTATGTGTCTTTATGTTGGTGAAAATTCATTCACCCAACTAAAAAAAGCAGATGAAATGACAAAAGCAATGTTAAATGGTTGGGTAGCTACCGACTCAAGTCCAAAAGATACACCGGTACACCTACGACCAACCCCAAATAGTGATGTGTTACGACCTAACGTTAAACCAAATGCTAGTAACGAATCTTTATATAAAGAGTATGGTTGGTTATTTGGTGCAAAACCTAAGTAAGTTATTCACTATTTATAAAAATAATACTATATTTTTAATACTATGGCAGAAAAATTAACAGTATTCCAAAGATTGGGTAAACTATTTGGACCGGAAGGACCAAGAGTTGCACAACCAACATACAAAGAATTTCAATTCACTAGTAAAGATTTGCTTAAAACCAAATCAAAAACTGAATTTGAAAAAGAAAAATTACAAGCACAACAAACTCTTTATTTAGCAAAACAATGGCACAAAATAGATAACGAGTTATACACACAATCTATTTATTACGAACCAACTAGATTGGCTTCTTATTATGATTACGAGTCAATGGAGTTTACTCCTGAAATTTCCGCAGCTTTAGATATCTACGCTGAAGAATCTACCACACCATCAGAAGATGGGTATATGTTAACCATCTATTCTGAATCTGTAAGAATAAAATCTATTTTAGCTGATTTATTTAATAACATTCTTGATGTTAATACAAATTTACCTATGTGGATAAGAAATACATGTAAGTATGGGGATGATTTTGTTTATTTAAAAATAGACCCAGAAAAAGGTATTATAGGTTGTAATCAGTTACCTAATATTGAAATAGAAAGGGTTGAGTCTGGTAATTATCCTGCTACACAAGTAGATACAAGTGCTGAGAAAAAAGAAAGAAAACTTAAGTTTATTTGGAAAGATAAATCAATGGAGTTTCAGTCGTGGGAAATGGCTCACTTTAGACTATTAGGTGATGATAGAAGATTACCTTATGGGACCTCAATGCTAGAAAAAGCTCGTAGAACTTGGAAACAACTTTTATTAGCTGAAGACGCTATGTTGGTTTATAGAACTTCTAGAGCTCCTGAGAGAAGAGTATTTAAAGTTTTTGTTGGTAATATGGATGATAAAGATGTAGAAGCTTATATCCAAAGAGTTTCTAATAAATTTAAAAGGGACCCAGTCGTAGACCCTAGTAATGGGAATGTGGATTTAAGATATAATCAGATGGCCGTTGACCAAGACTTTTTTATTCCAGTTAGAGACCCAGCATCACCTAACCCTATAGAAACATTACCAGGAGCTACTAATCTAAGTGAAATTGCTGATATTGAATATATCCAAAAAAAGTTATTAGCTGCTCTTAGAATTCCAAAAGCCTTTTTAGGGTTCGAGGAAGTTGTTGGGGAAGGGAAAAATTTAGCTCTACTAGATATTAGGTTTGCAAGAACTATAAACAGAATTCAAAAATCAATTATTCAAGAACTTAATAAAATAGCTATTATACATCTTTATATTCTAGGTTTTGATGAAGAATTAGACAATTTTGCATTAGGACTTACAAACCCATCTACACAGGCAGACCTACTTAAGTTAGAAAATTGGTCAACTAAGATTACACTATTTAAAGATGCTGTTGGTGACCCAGGTACCGGAATCTCACCAGTATCAAGTACATGGGCTAAAAAACATATATTAGGTATGTCAGATGAGGAAATTAAATTAGATTTACAACAACAAAGATTTGAAAAAGCTATCGCTAAAGAATTAGAAACTACTGGTGATATAATTAAGAAAACCGGGGTATTTAATCAGATAGATAAGTTGTATGGTGATATTGAAAAGACTGAAGAAGAAGGTGGAGATATGGCTGGTGAAGGTGGTGATGAATTTGCTACTGGAGCAGAAGGATTAGCGGGTGGTGAAGAAATTGAAACTGGTGATGAAACATTAGGTGGGGATGAAGGAGCTGAACCAGCAGCTGAAAGTTTTAAAATAGAAAAAGATTTACCACTAATCTTAGAAAATAAAGGTCTAGAACTACCGAATCTTGAAGAATTAGCTTCTAAATCAAGTAAAGAAATCAAAGACGTACAAGATAAAATAGATGATTTGTTAGATGAGTAATATTTATTTAAAAAAGAACAATGAAATTTTTTGGTAAATATAAAAACGCAATAGACACTATTTTAGCTGAATCTTACTCAGATAAAAAGTTATTTAAAGAAAATTTCCATATAGTAATGGGAGCGATGAAGTTCTCTAAAGACTTTAGGGAGTTTTTTACTTTGTATAATGAGATGGAACAAAAAACTATTACTGAACAAAATGATGCTAGAGAATATATTAATGAATCTATAGATTTGTTGAGGTCTAAAGTTTCTAACTTAAAAAAAACATTACCTATTTTTGATAATATTATCACAAGAAAGTTAAAAAATAAAAAATTAAAAAGTAATCCGATATACGAAAGTTTAGATTATTTAATTTTTAAAACCGGAGCTAAATCTATCGAAAAAAGAGTGTCTAGTAAAAAAACACTTTTAGAGTCATTACAAAGAGAACAAAAAGGTGTAAAATTAAACAGGGGTTATTCTACGAAAATATTGTCTAAAACTTTAAGTAAAAATTTTAATGAAGAATTTAAAAATCTTACAGAGAGTGAAAAAGTATTATTTAATAATATTATTTCTTTAGATGAAAAAAACATTAATTTAGAGTTTAATAAAACTAAAAATAAACTAGTAGAAAATATTAACACTTTAATTAGTGAAACCAAAGAAGACCAGCTTGTAACTAGACTAGTGGAAACTAAAAATTCTATTTTAACTATGAATGTTAATAGAAAAAATCTTTTATCTATAAAACAACTATCCCAGGATTTGAAATAGAGGTTTAATGTTCTTATATTTAATGTATGAAGAACGGGAAACAAATACCTTTACAAATTAGTAAAACATACAAGACTCATTTTGGAACAGTAAATTCTAAAAATATGAAATCTATGTATCTAACATTATCTGCATGGGCTGAACCTAAATTTGATTATGATTGTTGGTCTTGTGCTATTAAAGATACTAAAAAATCCATAAAAACATTTATGTCTGAAAATTTATCTAGAGAATATTTTAAAGAACATTCTATAGTTGATTTTGATTTAAGGTCTAGTGGGGTAGCTAAGAATAAACGTAGTTTTATGAAATGTGAGATTACTATGTTTGTTGAAAAAACCATACCTATAAAAGATATGTCCACCTTAACCATGTTATCCGCCACCACTAACTCCTTACTGGAGAAAAACTTCGAAGATAACCCCTATTTCACCTTTCACCCAAGAAAAGTCCAGTAGAACCAAATTTTTCTTCCTTATCCTTATATTTATTATTAGAATAAAATCAAAAAACAAAAAAATATAAACTATGGGATTTTTAGACAGTAATTCAGCAACCGGAGCTGGTGTTGGTATGAATACCTTCAGTAGTGGCGGTACAGTCAATGGAGGAAATGCACCTAATAACATGTTATTTACCGAATTAGAAGTATTAGGTATAGATGTTGCTTTAGGAACAGCTAAACAAATGGGTGTAAATGCAGCAGCTTCAGCTTACCCAACCCACTTCTATTTAACTCGAACTAACGCACATATGAAAGGTGGAACAGACCTTCCAGGTGCTGCAGGTGGAATGATGGGTGGAACTTCTCCGAACTTACCGTCAGGAAATACATATTATAATGGAATGCCAACATGGAATTTCTGGGATGGTGGTGATAATGTTGAGGATAACGAACCTACATGGCAATTAAGATATGGTAGTGGTCGTGGACCTGGAACCGAATCTCAATCAGGATGGCATTTAGCTCAAGGGTCTGGAAAACACTCTTCAGACCATCCAGTAGGAAATATGAGCCAAGGTGGTGGACAATACGGAAGATGGGAATTAGTTAATAGAGGAGAGGTAGTTGCAGTTGCAGCAGGAAATCACCTTAACCCATGTTACTCAAATCAAGGTACAGGTTATACATACAATGGTTCTCCAGCAGAATCTGTTAATCCATTTAGTGCTAATAGTATACAATCAAGAAAATGGATAGTGTATACTGGTGTAGGAATTAACAATGTAGTGGTAACTGGAACATCTTATCCTAGTGGTGGATTCGCAATTAGTGCTGTGACATGTATTCCTAATGGAGCAAATGTTAATAGAATATTAACATCAGCAGGTTACGCTTAATAGATTAAAAAATATTTTAATATTTAAAAACACCCTTATGGGTGTTTTTTTTTATCTAATACTTAAGTATTTATATAAAAAGTCTTTATATGAAAATTTTAAAAGCTAACGAACTTGGTCACGGAATATTAATAGAATATGACGCAGGAAATATATCTCCTAAACAAAATAGTAAAATAATTAGGGAAATGACTGACCCTTCTTTCGATGGGGAAGTTGAAATGTATTGTATCTTACAAAAATATGGTACACCTAATAGAAACGGGAGAGTATACCCAAAATCAATACTGGAACGTGAAAATCAAAGATACCAAGAGGTGATTAAAAGAGGTAGCTCTATCTCAGAATTAAACCACCCTGAATCTTCACTTATAGATTTAGAAAGAACATCTCATATTATTACCGAAACTTTTTGGGATGATAATAGATTAATGGGTAAACTAAAACTTTTAACTTCACCTGGTTACCATAAAGACGGGGTAGTATCAACAGTCGGTGATATTGCTGCGAATCTTTTAAGACAAGGTGTTACATTAGGGATTAGTTCGAGAGGTGTTGGTTCACTTAAAAAAAGTGGGGAATTTAATGAGGTACAAGAAGATTTTGAATTGATTTGTTTTGACTTAGTTTCTTCACCATCTACTCCTGGTTCTTACTTATTTAAGGACATGAAAGATATGGAAAAATATGACGAAGTTCTAGAAAATACAAATCCAGGTAAAGATAAATCAGATAGTTTTGACAAATCATTAACTCTAATGTCAAAACTTAATAATTTCTTAAATAAATAAATTAGTTACTAATAGGTTAGGGGGTGGGATTTTTTAACGCTTCTTACATATTTATTATAGAAACACATTATAATATTTTAAAAAATAAAAAATGAGTAAGTCTACATTGGAAAAAGCGTTGCTCGAGGCGGAACAGTTGGAAGAGACTATGAAGTCTAATGCAAAAGAAATACTTTCTTCAACTATGAAGGAAGAAATTCATGATTTAGTAAAAGAATCGTTAACTGAGGAAGACGATTACCTTAAAGAGCAAGAGGACGAAGAACAAGAAGTTGATGTCGAAATGGATATGGAATCTGACGATATGTCAGACGAATTAGATTTAGGCGATGAACTTGATATTGAGGACGAGACCGAGGATGATATATCTTTGGAGCTGCCACCTCTAGACCTAACCTCAGCATCTGACGAAGAAGTCATAAAAGTCTTTAAATCTATGGGTGATGAAGATGGAATTGTTATTCAACAGGATGACAATGAAATTTCATTAACTGATGGTGATGAAGAGTACTTAATTAAATTAGAAGAAAACAAAAAAATGAAAAAAAATTCTAAAAACAAAATTAATGAAATGGAGGACATGGATGAGATGAAACACTCTGATATGGCTGAAGACATGGAAACTAAGGAAATGGAGGACGACATGATGGAAACTGAAGACATGGATGAGATGAAACACTCTGATATGATGGAAGATGAAGATGTTGTTTATGAAATTGAATTAGATGAAGAAGATGACGAGGAAATGTCTGAAATGAAACATGATGACATGATGGAAATGAAACATGATAACATGATGGAGAAACATGATGATATGATGGAAATGGAGGATGACATGAAAGAAGGTAAATACGGAGGTAATAAAGGAGATTTTAGACGTAGTGCTAGAAAAGACTTTACCGAAGGTAAATACGGTGGTAACAAAGGAGAAATCCGAAGAAGTGCTAAAAAAGATTTCACTGAAAGAGCAAAGTATGGCGGAAATATGGGAGATTTTAGACGTAGTGCTAGAAAAGACTATACGGAAGGTAAATACGGAGGTAATAAAGGTGATTTCAGAAGAAGTGCTAGAAAAGATTACACAGAAGGAAGACAAAACAGTTTGACTCAAAAAGCTAGAGCAGGTCAGAGAAGTAATACTTACAACCAAGCAGCTAGAGCTCATTCAGGAATCCATCTACCGGAATCTTACAATCGTCTCAAAAAAGAAGTAAATGGTTTAAAAAGTAAGAATTCAGAATACAAAAAAGCATTAGTATCATTTAAACAAAAATTAAATGAAACAGCTGTATTCAATTCTAACTTAGCATATGCTACAAGACTATTTACTGAACATTCTACTACTAAACAAGAAAAAATTAACATTCTAAGAAGGTTTGATAATGTAAAATCTTTAAAAGAATCGAAAAACTTGTACAAAGTAATTAGAGAATCTCTTGCTGGCAACACAACAAAGAAAAATATTTCTGAGTCTGTTGAAAGAAAGATTGCTAAAACCCCTAGTAGTGGTGCGAATACAAAATTGATGGAATCAAAAGTGTATGAAAACCCACAATTTTCTAGGATTAAGGACTTAATGTCTAAATTATAAATAAACGCTTTAAAAAAAATTAAATAAAATGGGAGCATTATTAGAATCTGGTATGGTTGGTAACATAGGGTTAAAACACCTTAAAGTTATCAAAGAAGATACCATCAACAAATGGGACAAGCTTGGATTCCTAGATGGCCTTAAAGGACACACTAGAGAAAACATTGCCCAACTTTATGAAAACCAAGCTACACACCTAATCAACGAAGCGACTTCGTCTGATTCATCAGGTTCATTCGAAACAGTTGTTTTCCCGATAATTAGAAGAGTATTCTCTAAATTATTGGCAAACGATATCGTTTCTGTACAAGCTATGAACTTACCAATCGGTAAATTATTCTACTTTGTACCTAAAGTATCGTCAAGATATAGTAACACAGCAGACAGTAACTATCAACACTTTCCTCCATTTGGAGCACCGGACGCTAGTGCAGCACAAACACCTAGTTCACCTACTTCTGCAACTACAATTAACTTGTATGATAACTTCTACGTTGGTAACGCACCGTTAACTGCATCTGAAGGTCTTTATGATATCTCAAAAGGAGCTTATTCTGCTGTAACAGCGATTAACTTACCAGTTATGAAGTGGGATAACGCAGCTAGAACGTTAAGTACTGCTGACTTTGGTGCTTCACCAGATACAGAAGTAACATCATTAACTTCTACTACAAATTGTTTAAAATCTACGATTATTGCAATCACAGGATTTACAAATGCAGGTGCTGGTAAAATGGTTGGACCAACTGGTAACGAGTTAAATACTGAAGATTTCTTATCTTCATTAACTGTACGTGTAACAGGTGGTACAACTTGTAAGTCAGGTACAACTAACTACGACGCTACTGGAGTTTCTATTGCAGCAACAGGAGCTATTACTGAAACTACAGGTAAGAACAATACTTTATTTAGAATTGTAACTCAAAAATATGGTAAAGGTATTGCTAACGCAGGTGGAACTCAAACTTCAACAACTTACCCAGGTGGTAAATTTGACAGTATTTGTGATGTAACAGGTACAGTTTACGTTGAGGTTGATTTATCATGTCCAGCATGTATCAACTGTTCTTCAGTAGATGGTTATGTTTGTTCATACTTCCCTGGAACAGTATTCCAAGGTGGTGACACTAAAGAAGGTTTTTCTACACCATTCTACGCACAGTGGAGAACGTATCAAGACCTAGAATTTGAAGACCAAATGGGAGAGGTTTCTTTCGATTTAGACTCAGTAACAGTTACTGTAACAGAAAGAAAACTAAGAGCTCAATGGTCACCAGAATTAGCACAAGACGTTTCTGCATTCCATAACATTGATGCTGAAGCTGAATTAACAGCTTTATTATCAGAGGAAGTTGCAGCTGAGATTGATAGAGAAATCTTGAGAGACTTAAGAACAGGTGCGGCTTGGGATTTGAGATGGGACTACAATGGTTGGAAGAGATTCCAGGCAGGACAAGCTCCTTATACTCAAAAAGATTGGAACCAAACGTTAATTACTGCAATTAACCAAATTTCTGCTCAAATTCATAAATCTACATTAAGAGGTGGAGCTAACTGGATTGTATGTTCTTCTGAAATTTCTGCTATCTTTGATGACTTGGAGTACTTCCACGTATCAAATGCAGCACCAGAACAAGACCAATACAATATGGGTATTGAGAAAGTAGGTACATTATCAGGTAGATTTACTGTATATAGAGACCCTTACTTCCCAGCTAACCAAGTGTTAATTGGACACAAAGGAACATCTTTATTGGATACAGGGTACGTTTACGCACCGTATGTACCATTACAGTTAACACCAACAATGTATAACCCATTCAACTTTACACCAATCAAAGGTATCATGACTAGATACGCTAAGAAAATGGTGAACAACAGATTCTACGGAAAAATCACTGTTGATGGAGTTAGAACATTTGACGTTAGAGAATTGAAAAACAATACACCATCAGGTGGAGCAGCTTTAGGTGTATAATCTAGAGTAGTTTTTTAATTTTAATATGAGAAAAGCCCCTCTTTGAGGGGCTTTTTTTTATGTATGTATATTTATAATAAAAACGCCTATGAACTTTTTTAAAAACATGTTAAGTAGTGAAGGTAAAGTCTCTAGTAAAAGATTTGTTACCTTTGTATGTCTTCTATTTATGTTAATTGGTTATACAGCAAATCTTTTTTGGGATTTCACAATTGACGATAATTTATTTGAGTCTTTACAATGGATTGTAATGGCTGGACTTGGTTTTACAGCCGCAGAAAATTTCTCACCTAAAGATGAAGTTGTTGTTGAGGAAGAACCAGAACCTAGTAGAACTGTTGTAACTCACGAATATGATTATGATGAGGAAGATATCTAAAAAACAAAAACCACTCTTTTGAGTGGTTTTTTTATATCTATATGTTTTATTTAATTATCCTTTTGAAGCGTGAAATGCGTCTAAAATTTCTTCACAATGTTTTTCACTATCACACTTTCTCCACACACCACCTTTTTTATTGTTTAATATTACCCATCCGTTTCCTCTTTTTTTGATACAACCTGAACCACCTTCAGATTCAGCACAACCTTTACCTTCTTGTTCGTTTAATTTGTTTCTTAATCTATTGATTAGTTGTGACTCTGTTATACTTTCCATAGTATCGGAATCATCATCCATACCATCAGGTGCCATATCGTCTTCATCGTGTGGTGTTTCCTGACCAGTAAGTTTTTCGCCAGCTAATTTATCTAAATTACTTTCTTCTTTTATCACTAATTTTTCGATTAAGTCAATTAGTTCACTTTCTGTTATTCTTATTTTTTTCATAATTGGTTAACTACTTGAAATTTTATTACTTTCCTATAAGTATCTATTTGTTGATTAGAAGTTGCCTTTATATCTAAATAGTATTCATTAGGTATCATCCATCCCGTATCTAAGAGGAAATAATTACTAGTAAAAGACATATTAACGGGTGTCCAAGGGATTACCTCCACTTGAGTGGTACCTTGTGTCACATATAACCTATATTGCAAATTATCGACTAATACTTGTGCCTCTGTAGTATATGGAACTCTTGTAGAAACAAACACTTTACGCGTATCTCCATTAGTTATTTTTTCATCTTCTTTAATGCCAGAAACTGAATAACCATATACTTTAGGTTGTCCAGCTGTAGGTCCCACACTAAAACTATTTTCATAAACTATAAATTCATTAGTTACATTAGGTTGTGCTATACCGTTAATTGATATATTACTCCACACA